ACTTTTTTGAACTTTTTAGATTGATACATCTATGCAAAAATATAATCAGAAAGGTGGTGCATAAGATGGCATTATATAACAATCCTTATCAATATAGTTTTGGTGTTCCGGGTCAGATGAACCAGTTTCAGCAGCCTGTTCAGATGCCAGCTCAACAAGTACAGCAATCACAACAGAACAATAATGGTATCCTGTGGGTGTCTGGAGAAGTTGGCGCAAAATCCTATCTGGTAGCACCCGGGACAAGCGTTTTACTAATGGATTCAGAATCAGAGAAATTTTATATAAAATCCACAGACGTTTCCGGTATGCCACAGCCATTACGGACGTTTGAGTATCACGAGGTAGGCACTCAGATGCCACCTAAACAGCTTGCTCAGAACATGGACAGTAAATATGTCACCAGACAGGAATATGACGATTTAAAGGGCAAATACGAAGCTATTATAAACCGATTAAATTCTTTTTCTGAACCTGTTAGAGCTAATACCGCACAGGAATCAGCAGTCAAGGGAGGAAACGCAGATGAGTAATCCATTATTCAATGCCCTCGGTGGTGGGATGTCACAGGGAAACGGGCCAATGCAGATGATACAGCAGTTCATGCAATTTAGACAGAATTTTAAGGGAGACCCGAAGGAAGAAGTCCAGAAGATGTTACAGTCTGGGAAGATTTCTCAGCAACAGCTTAATCAAGTTCAGCAGATGGCGGGACAGTTTCAACACATGCTGAAAGGAATGAAATAGTACATTACAATCTGGCCAGATTGATGTAAATACACAATAAAGGAGATTATAACTATGGATGGAAATTATAGCTTAGCAGATATTGCCGCCGCTACTGGAAACGGTAGAAATAATGACGGCATGTTTGGCGGAGATGGTAGCTGGTGGATTATTGTTTTATTCATTTTTGCTTTCTTCGGATGGGGAAACAACGGCTGGGGCAATAATGGCAATGGCGGCGGATATGCAGCCACAGCAGCTACTCAGGCAGACATTCAGAGAGGATTCGACAATTCAGCGGTAATCAGCAAACTTGATGGAATCAACAGTGGCCTGTGCGATGGTTTTTATGCCATGAATAATGGTATGCTTACCGGATTCAATGGAATCAACACAAACATCATGCAGACCGGCTTTGGAATCCAGCAGGCAATCAATGCTGATACTGTAGCGAATATGCAGAACGCCAACGCTTTACAGGCACAGCTTGCGAACTGCTGTTGTGAAACCAGGGAAGCTATCCAGGGCGTAAACTACAATATGGCACAGAATACCTGCACATTGCAGAACACAATGAACAGTAACACAAGAGACATTATTGACAGTCAGAATGCAGGAACAAGAGCCATTCTTGACTATCTTTGCAATGAAAAGATTTCTAGTCTGCAGGCTGAGAATAATGATCTCAGACGTGCTGCATCTCAGGATCGCCAGAGCGCACTTCTCACAACTGCAATGGCTTCTCAGACACAGCAGCTCATTAATGCAATCAATCCAGCACCGATTCCGGCATATCAGGTTCCTAACCCGAACACATATTACGGATGTGGATGCGGATGCAACACCGGATGCAATTGCTGATAACTTCATATCGAGAGTATCTTTCGATTGATTTCGGATGTCGGCTTATGCCGTTATTACACAGAGGGGCAGGCTGAGACCTGTCCTTTTGTGATATGAAAGGAGTATTTTTATGGCAGAATTTACAAATGTGGCTGCTCAGACTGTAGCAGCAAATGGAAACGTAGTATTTTCAAACACAGCAGTTAAAGGTTCTAACTGCATTCAGCACAGAGAGGGAAGTGGAATCATCACTCTAAGAGGACTGACTAACCAGTGTAAAGCGAGATTCTTCGTGGATTTTTCTGGTAATATCGCAATTCCAACAGGCGGTACTGTCGGAGCTATCTCACTGGCTATTGCAATTTCTGGTGAGCCGGTTCTTTCTTCTCAGATGATTTCCACACCGGCAGCAGTAAATCAGTACAATAATGTGTCCGCAGGTATCTATATTGACGTTCCTTGTGGATGTTGCGTTAATGTCGCAATAGAAAACACAAGCGATCAGGCAATTTCTGTTGCGAACGCAAACATTGTTGTGACCAGAGAAGCGTAGGAGGTGCGATTATGAGAGACGTTAAAGACTTATGTGCAAGAATTGAAGACGAACTGTCCAAAATCGCTGATAATGGACTGACCACTGGAAATCTGGAAATGACATACAAACTGATTGATATGTATAAAGATATAAAGAACACGCAGTACTGGGACAAGAAAGTGGAGTACTATAACACTGTCCTTGATGAGATGCGTGGCGGATACAATGACGATCACAGCGAACGCGGAAGAAAGCGCGACAGCATGGGGAGATACAGCGCAAATGACGGCAGAATGATGCCGGATTATGACCGAGGCAGTTCTTATGCCAGACGTGGTGAGCATTATGTTAGAGGACATTACAGCCGCTCTGACGGACGAGATGCTTATGACGACTATATGACACAGAAACAGAGCTATCGTTCCGGCAAGTCTGAAGACTGCAAAAGAAAGATGCTCGCCGCATTGGAAGAACATCTGGACGAACTTACAACAGAAATGAGTGATATGTCCAAGGATGCAGAGTGCCGGGAAGAACGTGATCTTGTCAAGAGATACGTAGAAAAACTCCGTGATATGCTTTAAAAACACAAAAGTGGTAGAGAGGTAGTTAAAAGAAATCTGTTATAATGTAATTGTGCAGCAGGAAGCACAAGTAAAACGGTTGTTTTTGACATTTTCGTTTTAATCCTCCTTCCTTTAATTTAGTAGCTGGTACGCACGCTTTAACGGAAAGTTGAACAGGTTCGAATCCTGTCGTGCGTATTTGCCATCTTGCGTGCCAGATGGCTCACCTCCTTGATTAAGGTTTTTGTTATTCATACTTTTCTTTTAAAAAAGAAATAAATATCCGAAACAACTCGTGGCAGGCATGACACGTTAAACACCTTGCTAACCCGGGAATCCGGGTTATGTGGAATGTACGCTAGTGGAAAACTGACAGAGTCGCACTCTGGTCTCCGGTTCGATTCCGGGCGCTCCGCTTTAATCCGCTTAGAGTTAAGCCGTTTGTATACAGGTGGTCTATGTCTCAGGTGGATTTACGCTATAGCGAAAGAAGTGAAATTCACCCCAGTTTCTTTTTAGAGGGTTGGCCGTTATAGGCGGCATGGAATGTAGCTCAGTGGTAGATCGCACTGTAAATGTGAGGTCGCAGGTTCGATTCCTGCCTTTCCGATTACCTTGCCAGTGGTCTAACTGGCTTAATCCATTTACCTGCGGCGGCAGGTCAATAAACACGACCAGGAGGATGTTATGCAGAAACTTATTGACACTTTAAAATCATTTGGAATTGAAATCCCGGAGGATAAACAGGCAGATGTAAAGAAAGCACTCTCTGAGAATTACAAGAATGCAAAGGAAGTTGCAAAAACTCTGTCAAAAGTCGAGGGAGAACGTGATGACTGGAAAGTACGTGCTGAGACAGCAGAAGAAACCTTAAAAAGTTTTGACGGTATCGACCCGGCAAATATTAAAAGCGAGTTAGAGACTTGGAAACAGAAAGCGGCAGATGCAGAGAAAGAATTCAATGCAAAAATCTACGACCGTGATTTCTCGGATGCTCTGAAAGCGGCACTCGATGACGTTAAGTTTTCCAGCGAAGCGGCAAAGAAATCAGTCATGGCAGACATCAAAGAAGCAGGATTAAAGCTGAAAGACGGCAAAATTCTCGGATTAAATGATCTGATTGAGCAGATGAAACAGTCTGATGCATCCGCTTTTGTGGACGAATCTCAGCAGCAGGCTCAGCAGAACCAGGCAAGATTTACCACTCACGTTGGACAGCAGCAGACACCGGGAAGTATGACCAAAAAAGATATCGAAGCGATCAAAGACCCGTCCGAGAGACAGGCTGCAATTGCTCAGAATATCCAGTTATTCCAGTGATTTTTACACCGACTATACACCAGAGTATAGCCGCTAACCCAATACCTTAACAATTATGGGTAGAAAGGATTTTTTATGCCAGCAAAAACAAATCTTATTATGACTAATGATATCCAGGTAACGGCACGTGAGATTGATTTTGTTACCAGATTCGAAAGAAACTGGCAGCACTTACGTGATATTCTGGGTATCATGAGACCTATCAAAAAACAGCCGGGTGCTGTACTCAAGTCTAAGTATGCAGAAGGTACTTTACAGAGCGGAAAAGTGGCAGAGGGCGAGGAAATCCCTTACAGCAAGTTTACTGTAAAAGAAAAGAACTATGCGGAAATGACTATCGAGAAGTACGCAAAGGCTGTATCTATCGAAGCGATCAAGGACCACGGTTATGAGAACGCTGTTCAGATGACTGACGATGAGTTCCTTTTCCAGCTTCAGACTGATGTTACCGGAAGATTCTATGACTATCTGAAAACCGGTACACTTACTTCCACAGAAACTACATTCCAGATGGCTCTGGCAATGGCTAAGGGCCGTGTTGAGAACAAATTCAAGCAGATGCACAGAAATGTGACTGGCGCTGTTGGATTTGTCAACATTCTGGACGTATATGAATATCTCGGAGCAGCTGAGATCACTATTCAGAACCAGTTCGGATTCCAGTACATGAAAGATTTCATGGGGTTCAACACAATCTTTTTACTGTCTGACAGCGAGATTCCAAGAGGACAGGTTATTGCAACACCTGTCGAGAACATCGTTCTGTATTATGTTGACCCGAACGAATCTGACTTCGCAAGAGCAGGGCTTGTATACACCGTATCTGGCGAGACAAACCTGATCGGATTCCACACTCAGGGCAACTACCACACAGCAGTTTCCGAAGCGTTCGCAGTTATGGGACTGACTCTTTTTGCGGAGTACATTGATGCAATCGCAGTAATTACCATTGATGAGACACCAACGCTTGGCACTCTGACAGTAACATCTGCGGCAGGAACAGCAACTGGTGATACAAAAATCACTGTAAACCCGGCTAAAGAAAACGCTAACAATGTGTACAAGTACAAAGTTGGTGCATCTGAAACAGCTGTAACTTATGGCCAGAATCTCAGAAACTGGACTACATGGGACGGAAAAGCCGACATTAAGGCAGCAACCGGGCAGAAGATTACAGTGGTTGAGTGTGACGGAACATACAAGGCACTGAATGCCGGAAGTGCAAGCGTAACAGCGAAATCATAAACGTAGGGGGTGATTGGCATGGCTTATGCAGATTATAAATTCTATACAGAATCATTCGGCAATGTCGTGCCAGAAACCGACTTTCCACGACTGGTAGAAAGAGCCAGTGATTTTGTGGATACAATGACATTTGACAGGTTGGTGGACGGACTGCCAACAAACGAACGCTCACAGAAGCGTATCAAAAAGGCAGTCTGTTCATTGGCTGAATTAATGTATCAGATTGAGCTTGCCGAGAAGAATGCTACCAATGCCGCTGCGAGCGGTACATCAACTGCAATCGGGACCGGTGGTAGCACGACAGGCATTGTAACATCTGTATCATCTGGCAGCGAATCCATCTCTTACGCAACGCCCCAGCAGAAAGCATCGGGCGCAAAAGAGTGGAGTGCAGTGTATGCCGCCGCCGGAGATGTGCAGAAAACGAACGACTTGCTTCTTAAGACAGCATTGCCGCTTCTGATGGGAGTAAGGACGGATGATGGAGTACCGATATTATATGCGGGGGTGAGAGTATGAAATATGTGCGAAAAAAACCGACTATAGTTGAAGCTATTCAATGTTTTACCACTCCAGAAAGCATAGCTCAAATTGAAAAGTTTGTTGGCAATTCAGTAAAAATTAATAACAATCTTAACCCGCCGCACATTGAGATTTCTGCATATCCTGCTCTATTTAGAGATGGCGAAAGAGTTGATTCGGTACTCATAGAGCCTGGAGACTACGTCTTGCGTGATGAAGAAGGATATTTCGATACAATGATAAAGGATGAGTTTGAAGAAGAATTTAAGGAGGTATCTGAATAATGGAATTAAAACAGACAGTTGAAATGATGAACAGTGCAGATTACAAGGAACGCTTTAAGGCAGAGTATATGCAGGTGGTTGTTCGATATAAGAAACTTGCGAATATGCTTGAAAAGTGGGACAAAGGGGAACTCCCATTTACTCCTACTTGTCCGAGAAGCACTTACAATATGCAGGTAAGAGCAATGACGGATTATATTGCTGTTCTGGAAGCAAGGGCAGTTATGGAAAAAGTTGATTTGGAGGTATGATTATGGACATTTCAACACTTGGCTCATGCATCGCAATCGTTATGATTTGCTACATCGTAGGAATGGGCTGTAAAGCATCAAAAAGAATCTCTGATGAATGGATTCCAGTGATCATGGCGGTTATTGGTGGCATTCTCGGAGCTATCGGGATGGGAGTTATCCCGGACTTCCCGGCAACGGATTATATCACAGCGGTTGCGGTCGGTATGTTTAACGGATTATCGGCTACTGGCGTGAATCAGATTATTAAGCAGACAACGCAGAAAGAATAATATTAAGGAGAGGGTATCATGTACGAAAAAACGGTGACGATTTTTGACTATTACGAATCAGCCACGACAGGAGATGCGTACTGGTATCCTCACGTGCTATCCGGCGTTGATCTCATTACGGACAAGGGAGCAATCCTTAAAAAGTACGGACCAGACGCAACTGACAACGCACAGTTGCACGTTCGTTATGCTGTTCAGAACGGTGATATAACCATTACCGATAAAGATGGCAAGATTCTCCCATGGGTGCCTTCGAAGGAGTGGAAAAGGCAGATTAACAATGCTCTGGAAGATACTATCACATTCTCGGACGAATCATTCTTTTGGGAGGGTGAATGGACTGGTGGAGCAGTAACTGATGGTGATTATCGAAACGGATTCTACCAGTACATGAACGAGAACAAGGATAACGTGTTTAAGGTTACCAGTGTAGGCGGTCCGTACACACTGATTCCACACTTTGAGATTTTGGGTAAGTGATATGAGTAAAATTCATCATTTCAAAGGATTCTCCATAGTCGATGGAGATATGAAAATCAAACTGAATATGGACAGGTTCTCAAGGCAGTATCAAGAAGCCCAGTATCTCCTTGATGGAATGGTTATGGACAGTATGGTGCCGTTTATGCCGATGATTACAGGGGACTTTATCAACCGAACAAGAGTTGAGAGTACATCCTTACAAGGAACTGGGAAAGTATGCGCGGCGGCGGCTCCTTATGGACGTTTTCTGTACGAGGGGAAAGGAATGGTTGATGAAGCAACTGGAAGTCCCTACGCAAGACGTGGAGCAAAGAAAGTTCTCGTTAGTCAGTTTTCTGGTCGGACGGCCGCAAAGGAAAATCTTGAATACACCAAACAGGCTCACCCACGGGCACAGGCAAAGTGGTTTGATGCCGCTAAACGGCAATATGGTGACACATGGGTTCGCAAAGTAAAAGCACAGGCAGGAGGTGGCAGGCATAGCAGATAAACCTATCGGAAAAGACGCAACCGGATACGAAATTCTGACAGATGCCATGAAAGCACTTCTGAACCAGTATCCGGGACTGTATGAAAATGAAACAATCAAGTTTGAAGAACTTGGCAAGGAATCAGGAATTGCGTTCTCGGCAGATAATGGAGCTTTGATTTATTCAGAAAAAGAAGATGTTTGTGGCGTAATGCACCAGGTATGCCAGTACCCATTTTACGTGGTATATCGCACAGCATCCGACAAGGAAAGGCAGAAGCTATCCGTTCAGAAGTTCCTAGATAATCTCGGTAAATGGATATGCCGAGAACCAGTTATCATAAATGGCTCTGAGACACGTTTAAATGCGTTTCCTGAGCTTTCTCAGGGGCGAGTGATAAAACGTATCACCCGTGATAATTCCTATGGTTTAGAACCACAGGAGAGTGGTGTACAGGATTGGTTATTACCATTAACGGTACGCTACGAAAATACTTATGAAGTAATATAACAAGTAACAACCAGCTATCAATCGGAGATAGTCGCTAACCTACACAGCCTTTTAAAAGTTATAGGCAGAAAGGACATTTCTATGGCAGTTACAGGCAAAATTGACCGTAAATATATGGCTCATTATATCGATGCAGGTTCTCTCTGTGGAGGACTGACACCGAAGTATGAACGTCTTGGAAAAGATCTGGAAGAGTACAATGTTGAACTCAATCCAGACATCGAAACCTCTAAAAACATTCTTGGAGAATCCACATTCAAACATAACGGCTACGAAGTTTCTTCTGACGCTGATCCATTCTATGCAGACACTACTTCTGATCTGTTTACAGCATTACAGAAGATTGTAGATGGACGTCTCAAAGACGATAACCTCAAAACAAAAGCAGTTGAGGTTCACCTTTGGACAGAAGCCACAGCAGGCAAGTATGAAGCATATCAGCAGGACTGCTACGTTGTGCCGACCTCCTACGGCGGTGATACATCTGGCTATCAGATTCCGTTTACCGTCAATTATACCGGCGAACGAGTAAAAGGAAAATTTGATATCAGTTCCGGCACATTTACAGCTGACAGCGAATAATTTTTAGGAGGATATAGAAAATGGCAAAAACAATTAATACAAACATTGATGATGGATTTCTTCTTTTCACATTCACAAACAAACAGGGTGAAGTGTTCTCTTCATTTAAGCTGAACCCTACCGACATTAACGTTGCAGCAAGAGCGGAAGAATTGGAAACTTTCTTTGAGCAGGCTCAGGAATCTGTTAAAAATGTTTCTTCCAGCAAAGAGATGGCTGAGATTAATAAGCAGATTGAGGACAAAATCAATTATATGCTCGGATATGAAGCATCTAAGGATTTATTTAAAGAACCAATTACCGCAACAACTGTTTTTGGAAATGGTCAGGTATTCGCTTATATCGTCCTTGACAAAATCAATGAAGCACTTACTCCAGAGATTGAAAAGAGAAAGAAAAAAATGCAGGAAGTGGTCAATAAGTACACGGAGAAGTATACAAAATGACCGCCTATGAGTTGCCCACCTCACTAAATATCAGTGGGGTGGATTTTTCTATCAGAACGGATTTTCGAGTAATTATTGACATTCTGGTCGCCATGAATGACCCAGAATTGGACGAACAGGCGAAAGCTGTTGTTATGTTACAGATTTTGTTTGAGGACTGGCAAAGCATACCCCTGGAACATCTTACAGAAGCTTGTCAGAAAGCTTGCGAGTTTATTGATTGTGGTCAATTCGATGATATCCCGAACAAGCCCAAACCCCGTTTGATGGACTGGGAACAGGATGGAGATATGATCGTTCCGGCTGTGAACAAGGTTGCTGGTAAAGAAATCAGATCAGTACCTTATATGCACTGGTGGACGTTTTTTGGATACTTTATGGAATCTGGCGAGTGCCTGTTCAACACCGTAGTTGGAATCCGGTCAAAAAAAGCAAAGGGCGAAAAGTTCGATAAATGGGAAAAGAAATTCTATCAAGAGAATAAAAACATAATTGACATAAAAACACGTCTCAGCGACGAGGAGCAAGCTTATAAAGATAAGCTGAATGAGATGTTGAACCTCAAATAGTTAGGAGGTGGACACATGGCTGCTGATGGCTCAGTCATTATTGATACCAGAATGGACACATCAGGCGTGCAAAACGGCGTATCAGCAATCAGGCAGTCTTTTAACGGACTTGGCAGCGTAGTAAAAAAAATAGGCGTACTGATTGGCGGAGCATTTGCGATTGGAAAACTGACGCAGTTCGGTAAGGAATGCGTAGAACTCGGCTCTAACCTTGCCGAAGTGCAGAACGTGGTCGATGTTACATTCACAACCATGTCTGATAAGGTCAATGAATTTGCAAAGAATGCCATGACCTCTGCCGGACTGTCAGAGACAATGGCAAAAAGGTATGTTGGAACGTTCGGAGCAATGTCTAAGTCGTTCGGATTCTCCGAAGCACAGGCTTACGACATGTCAACGGCTCTAACGCAGCTGACTGGTGATGTGGCATCATTTTATAATATCAGTCAGGACTTAGCCTATATCAAACTGAAATCAGTGTTTACAGGTGAAACGGAAACACTCAAGGACCTCGGTGTGGTAATGACCCAGTCGGCGCTTGACCAGTTCGCGCTGGCAAATGGCTATGGTAAAACCACATCCGCCATGACTGAACAGGAGAAAGTGGCTCTCCGCTTGGCTTTTGTACAGAAACAGTTGTCTGCCGCATCTGGTGATTTCATTCGAACATCTGACTCATGGGCGAACCAGGTCAGAGTGATGCAGTTACAGTTGCAATCTCTCAAGGCAACAGTCGGACAGGGATTAATCAATCTCTTCACTCCCGTTTTGAGAGTTATTAATATCTTGCTCGGTAAGTTAGCAACTCTGGCAAATGCCTTCAAGTCATTTACGGAATTAATCACCGGAAAGAAATCATCTGGCCAGACAGGCGCAAGTGGTGCAGGTCTTGTCGGAACAGATGCAATAGCTGATACGGCAGACCAATATGGAGATGCTGCCAACAATGCCGAAAAGCTGGCAGATGCGACAAATGATACAGCAGATGCAACTAAGAAAGCTACTAAGGCGGCAAAAGGATATCTTAGTCCTCTTGACGAAATAAATAATTACTCAACGGATAAAAGCACAGATTCATCGTCAAAAGTACCGGGCGCAACCGGCGGACTTGCAGATCAGATGAAAGATGCTGTACAAAATGTTGATTATGGAAAATTGGCAGAGGGTGAGACAGTTCTTGATAAAATGTCAAAACCGCTAAAAAAGATAATCGACAGATTTAAACAGTTGGCTAAGTTAATCGCAAAAGGATTCTGGGATGGATTAGGAGATTACGAACCAATTCTTGACGGAATAAAAAAGGATCTCGATTCCATATGGAAATCTTTAAAGGATATCTTCACTGATTCAGAAGTTGCTAAAGCAGCAAATAATTTTTTCGATTCATTCGCATATGCAATTGGACAAGTTGCCGGCTCATTTGTCAGAATCGGATTAACAATTGCGCAAAACATTATAGGCGGAATCGAAAAGTTTTTAAAGCAGAACACGCAAAGAATAAAGAACTATCTGATAGATATGTTCAATATCGGCTCTGAAATTGCACAAATAGGCGGAAACCTTGCAGTTGCTTTTGCTGATGTTTTCTCAGTTTTCGGCGAAGAAACTGCGCAGCAGATTACTGCTAATTTAATCGGAATCTTTACTGAAATTGGAATGGTTCTTACGGAAACAGCCGCAAAACTTGGCAGAGACATCCTTAACATGATTGCGCAGCCTTTTATCGACAACAAAGACATTTTGAAGTCAGCAATTGAGGGCAGCCTCGGAGTAATAGAAACTGTAACAAGTGGGGTCTTAACAGTTGTTCAAAACCTTAGTGACGCAATATCGAGGTTATACGATGAACACGTAAAGCCGTTCTTTGATTCTATAGCAAATGGACTGTCAAGCATATTTGGAACTCTGATAACTGGATATAACACATACGTTCTTCCAGTACTACAAGGACTGGCGGAACAGTTCAAAGGACTATTAGAGGGACCGTTAGGGGATGCGATTTTAAAGATAGAAACATTCCTCGGAAAACTCATTGATTCTCTGAAACTTCTGTGGGAGTCAGTGTTAGTGCCTTTGATTAACTGGATAATCGCAAATTTGCTTCCGGTTGTGGCAAAGATAATTGACGTTGTAGGAACCACAGCAATAAAAGTCTTGGAATCATTAATTAAAATTATTGGTGATGTAGCAGATACACTGAGTGGAATTATTGATTTTCTTGTTGGCGTTTTCACGGGAGACTGGGAACTGGCTTGGCAGGGAATAAAAGAGATTGCGGATGGAGCATGGAGTTTTATCAAAGATGTCGTGTCAGGTGCGTGGGAGATAATTAAAACCGTAACAAAAGGCGCGTTGAGTATAATAAAGAGCATCATCAGTACTGCTTGGAATGCGATTAAAGCATTGACTTCAACAATCTGGAACGCAATCAAAAAGACACTTTCTGGCCTTTGGAACTCTCTTAAATCCACAGCCAGCACAGTATTTAATGCAATTAAAACTAAAGTTGTAGGCGTATGGGACAGCGTAAAGAACAAGACGTCCAAAACATGGGAAAACGTAGCTACGTTCGTGTCTAATAAAGTAGAAGCGATAAAAAACGCTATCACTAATAAGTTTAATGCCGCCAGAGATGCAGTCAAATCTGCGTTTGAAGGCATTGTGGATTTTATTAAAGCTCCGATTAATCAGGCAATCAGCATTGTTAATAATGCAGTTGGGATGATTAATAATGCAATTGGCGGAATTGAATCGGCTTTCTCCTTTGGGCCTTGGACTGTTCCAACACCGTTTGGTTCAAAGACTATTGGATTTCATGCAACATTTCCACGTATTGGAACTATTCCGTATCTGGCCAGTGGTGCAGTTATTCCACCACGAAGCGAATTCCTTGCGGTATTAGGTGACCAGAAAAAGGGAAATAACCTGGAAGCGCCGGAAAGCCTGTTGCGTCAGATCGTCCGGGAAGAGTCAGGGAAAGGACAGGGAGATGGAAACACTTACAATGTTACAGTTAATGCATCTGGCAGAAAATTGTTAGATATTATTATCAGTGAAGCCGAAATGAGAAGAAACCGGAACGGGAAGAACCCATTTGAGTTAGCATAAGGAGAAGAATATGGCGCAGGAACAATTCAAGATAGACAACGTTGTTATAAGAGCACCGGACAGCTACAAGCCGGTGTTCGCAACCACTTCTACGGAAGACTCTAAAAGAAGTCAGGATTTGATTATGCACAATACACCAATGGGAACAATTGGTGGGTATGACATGCAATGGGGCGAACTTACGTGGACTGAAATAGCAACCATACTAAATACTGTGCTTAACAAAAGTCAATTCACATTCCATCATAAAGACCCTACTGTTCCGGGAAGATGGATAGACAGAACATTCTACGCATCAAATTTTAACATGGCTGCGCAAACCCTGAAAGACGGGGAAGAAAAGTGGACGGATTTGTCTATCAATGTAAGGAGGATTGAGCCGATTTGATAAATGTATCTACTCAGTTAAAGAAAGAATCTCTTACAAACAGAAATTATTACGTGACAGCAAATGTTACATTGTCAAATGGTGCAACTCTTAAGCTAGGTAAAAAAGACTTTTATCTGTCTGGAAATAGTCTCGTAGATTCAGCGGACTCTGGGGACTTCCCAGTGGGCGTGGCAATCGAAAAAACAGCAAGCTTATCATTAGTAAACGATGATGGGCGTTTTGACGGATATAATTTTAACGCTGCAAGGTTTGTTGTCTTTCTCAATGTGCAGCTATCCGACAGGATAGAAACTATAAAGAGAGGTACTTATATTGTATCGAAAAAGCCTGCAACAGCAAGCGAAATAAGTCTTTCTCTCTTAGATAAAATGCACAATGCTGATAAGACATATGATTCTAACCTGTCTTTTCCTTGTACAGTCAAGGAACTGCTCTCAGAATGCTGTCAACAATGTGGAATCACTCTTGGAGATGCAATGTTTCCAAATGCGGACTTTCAGATTCAGAAAGCGCCATCTAATGCGACATACCGTACAGTAATCGGAATGTGTGCCGGGATAGCCGGTGGAAATGCAAGAATCGACGAAAATGACTTACTCAGGATTATTACGTTTGATAAGACATTTACCAATACGACTATTTACGATGGTGGAGCAGTAAAGAACTGGACAAATGGTGATGATCTGGATGGAGGTACGCTTAATCCATGGACAACAGGGACTGCGGTTGATGGTGGTACGTTAAGCAATAACGATTATCACGCGTTATTTTCAATTCAGAATCTACAATATGATGTAGACGATGTTATTGTAACAGGCGTTAAGTACATAGAGGATGAGACAGAATATATGTCGGGTCAGGACGGCTATGTAATCACTATTGATAATCAGTTATTGTCAGGAAATGCACAGGCAGGAGTCGAAGCTATTGGAAATCAATTAATCGGCCTACGAATGCGCCCTTTCTCATGTGACGGAATTGCCAATGGATACGCCACTTTCGGCGATCCGGTCGAATTTATTGATACAAAGAATCGTGTCTTCAGATCATTTGTGACAGACATAGAGTTCGTGTTCGGTGGCTCAACATCATGGAGCTGTAGTGCAAAGAGTGCCGAAGAAGATGTAAGTGAGTTTATTGGTGGTCAGCAAGCAGCGGTAGAGCAGTCAAAAAAAGATATAGAGAAAAAGTTATCTGCATATGACGTAAAGCTCAAACAAATGAATGAACTCGCAGCGAACACGCTGGGTTTCTTCTATACAGAGAAAGTACAAGAAGATGGTTCTGTAATTACGTACCGGCATGATAAGCCTACACTTGCTGATTCTAAAGTAATTTATAAGACAAGTGCTGATGGATTCTTCTTGTCAGTAGACGGCGGTCAGACATGGAAAGCCGGCTTTGATAGTAATGGAGATGCCGTTCTGAATATTCTCTATGCCATCGGTATTCAATCAGAATGGATTAACACGAGAGGTTTTACAGCAAAAGACAATAATGGGAATACGACATTAAGAATAGATGCCGACACAGGCGCTGTCACATTAGAGGTTGAAAACTTTACACTGAAAAGTAGAACTATTGAACAGATTGCCAAGGACGTTGTGGATGGGTCAGTTCGTAATGTGACTATCCCGAACTATTATGGCACGTATACACCAACATTGCAGAATTATCCGGCATCTGAGTGGAAAAGTGAAGAATATGAAAAGCATGGCGGCTCGATATTCATGAACTTCTCTACAAGCCAGGTATATATGTTTTCTGGGACTGATGGCGCTTGGCGGGAACTGGACGCTGAAAAAATTGTCAATTTTGAAAGAGTTTTTAACGCTTTAACGGATAACGGTAAGCAAGAGGGAATTTATATGCAGAACGGACATCTGTATATAAATGCTTCCTATATTAAGTCCGGCCAGATTTCAGCTGATTTAATTAGCTTGAAAAACATTAATGTTACAAACAGTTCTGGAACATCAACATTTGCGATTGATAACTACGGAAATGTTACGCTCAGACCTGATACATTTGTATTAACAAATGGTGATACAATATATAGTGTTGCGGAAGACAAAGCTTCGACAGCGCTATCAAGTGCAAACAGCTATACAGATAAAGCGCTCAGTGATCTCGACATAGGAAAAATGTCCAAGCAAGAGATTATTAATGTGCTAAGCGATAACAGCAGCAATAAAGGCCTGTATCTATCAAATGGCAATGTGTACATGAATGCCGATTATATTAACACAGGCGAATTAGCAGGATGGAAAGTTGGAATTAAAAAGCTTTCAGCAAGTGGCACGTATGGAGAAGTAATACTAGATGCTTCAACTGGAGAGATCTATTCAGAAACGAATACAGGAATATATGTACCGGGGTACGGGACATTGTATGGAACGCGTATTAGAGGAATCAATCTTTATACAGGAACCGTACACGCAAGTTCGGTCTCGGTTGATACCAGTGTTTCTGCTGGCAGTGTTTCTGCGGACAGTATTTCGGCATCAAAAAAAGTTAAAGCAGGCACGCACGTAGAAGCCAGTGGACATTTCTATAGCGTCGGAACAGGGACAGACCTTGCAGATGCTTCTATCAGAGGGAAGCTGAAAGTAAGCGGGACAAAATCAAGATCAGTTTCGACGGCAGACTATGATGAACAGCTCTTTTACTGCTATGAAATGCCAACTCCATTCTTTGGAGATATCGGTGAATCTGTAATATCGGATGACGGGACTTGTATGATTGACATAGATGATATCTTTCAGGAATCTGCAAATGTCGACATTAAATATTATGTGTTCTTGCAAAAAGAAGGAGAGGGTGACTGCTGGATAGCTGAGAAAGAGCAAAATTATTTTATTATAAAAGGAACTCCGGGACTTAAATTTTCGTTCGAAATCAAAGCAAGGCAAGCCGAATATGAACACATGCGATTTGCTGACCCGGGAGATACGGCTTATACAGACGCGAGAGATATAGAAATCCCGGAACCAAATTATGAGTCAGAAGAAGCAGAGATCTCGGAACCAGATTATGAATCAGAGCTTATTAACGACAGATTAAGCATTATCAATCAAATGGAGGTAATATCATGAAGAAGATTTTAACAAGTTTTATGAATCTTAGCACCGGAGAAGGAAGTCGAATTGCATATACATATTCAGAAGTAGATGAGAATACAGGAAGTATTATCAGTCAGAATAATAAAGGCAATTTCCTTGTAATGAATGACGATGTGCAAAAAAATCTTGATTCCGTAAAGGATTACATAAAAAATAATTTCCTTTCATAAGGAGGTAAGTCTAATATGGCCGATACATATACAATACAATTCCGGCGCGGTATGTACGCCGATTTTGATACGTCGAAAATTCGTCCCGGAGAGCCCGTTGCGATTCTTGGCAATGACCCGTCCGTTCCATCTGGTAAGGCGTTATACATTGCTTTTGCGGCTAATGACGTAAGGCGGTTGTGCTCTATCGAGGATATCTCAGAGATGGTTAATGCCGGAGAATTTGTTGGTCCGCAGGGCCCCAAAGGTGAAAAAGGAGATAAGGGCGATCCGGGAGAAAGGGGCGCGGATGGCACCGTAGCATTTGAATCGCTAACACCTGAGCAGAAAGAATCACTAAGAGGTATCTCTGTCACAGCGGTCAGTATCGACGTAGATGGAAATTTGACAATAACATTTTCAGATGGTGATAGCGAAAATGTTGGGAATGTTATAGGGCCTCAAGGAGTGCCGGGTCCAAAAGGTGATAAAGGAGATGTTGGCCCAGTTGGTCCGCAAGGTCCACAAGGAGAAAAGGGCGAACAAGGAAATGACGGAACATCTCTCAATATTCTTGGTACAAAAGAATCTGAGGCAGACCTCCCCTTGAGCGCAGAGAAGAACGACGCGTATTTAATAAATGGAGAAATGTGGGTTTTTGACGGCACAAATTGGAACAATGCCGGCAAGATTCAAGGGCCACAAGGACCGCAGGGACCAATTGGTCCACAAGGCCCAAAGGGTGACCCGGGACCGCAAGGCGTAAAAGGAGACCCTGGAAAAAAAGGAGAGCAGGGGGCACAAGGTCTAAAAGGCGATACCGGGCCGCAAGGCGAGCAAGGCCCAGTTGGTCCAAAAGGCGAGCAAGGAGATACTGGTGCGCGAGGAATCACATTCACTCCTGTTGTAGACAGCAAAGGGAATATAAGTTGGAGTAATGACGGAGGGCTTGAAAACCCCCAGACAGTAAATATTACCGGGCCACAAGGCGATACGGGCGCAAAAGGAGATACTGGACCGCAAGGAGAAAAGGGAGAGGTTGGGGATGCCGGACCTAAAGGAGACAAAGGCACTACATTCATCCCAAGTGTGGACGCTGATGGAAACATAAGCTGGAGTAACACTGATGGCTTAGTTAATCCCGAAACAGCAAACATCAAAGGACCAAAAGGAGACAAAGGAAGTGATGCAACTGTCCCGATTGCTAAAATTGGAACTCTTGGAAAAATTAAGCCTGACGGCAAGACAACATTCGTAGATGAAGACGGAACACTCCATGCAAAAGGTGGCGGTACAACCGTTACCCCAAAACCCGTAAACAACCCAATGATTGAGAATGCAAACGCATCTGTCATAATTAAATGGCAAGACCCTGAAAATACTGTAATCAGTGGTTCGACATTTTCTACATGGGCTGGTACAAAACTCGTAATGAAAGAAACAGGCTATCCTGCAAATCCAGATGACGGAACGCTTGTGGTTGATAATACAGTTCGAGATAAATACAAAACAACAGGATATACCGTTACAGGGCTGACAAACGGCAAACAATATTACTTTACACTGTTTCCATATTCTACAGATGGTGTATACAACTACGATGCAGGAAACAGACTTCTCGGCGAACCAAAAGAGGATTTGAAGATTGTCACATTTGCCGACGGAACAGACGCAGAGATTGAAAAGATGATTGAAGCGCACTACGCAGGCAAAATCAACATTAGCGACTATTGGGCGGTCGGCGACAAGAGAACCATCCATCACAATGCCATGGATGCAACTGGCGTAAGTGAGTCACACAGAGCAAATGATTACGATTATGTGATTATCGGAATTGAACATGATGACTTAGTGACTGCTATCAATGGCAAGACTAAAGCTGCTATTACAATTCAGACAGAACGTATGTTGTATTTAGACACTACGACAGAATATAACACCTCCTATAATGCATCACATGAATGTGGTTATATAAACGGTTCAAATACAAATAGTGGTGGTTGGGAAGGTTGTGCAAGACGTACGTGGTGCAATAATGTGTACAAGAAATGTTTGCCTACTTATATTCAAGATATGACGAAGCAGGTCAAGAAGTTGGCATCTGCGGGAAGTGAAAGTAGTACGATTAAAGCCTCAAATGACTATGCATTTTTGCCTTCTGAAATTGAGGTTTTTGGCAGTATAAAGTATTCTCTCGCAGGCGAGGGAGAACAGTATCAGTACTTTAAGAACGCAACTGCTAATAGATATAAGAAACCGTACTTTAGCAGTAATTTCGTGTCTGGCCGCTATTGGGAACGTTCGCCTTACTACAACAGTGAAAAAGGTTTCTGCTATGTGGACACGGACGGGGAATCGTACTACAGCGACGTCAGCTACGCTCTTGGCGTTGCCCCCTGCTTATGCCTCTAAAATCCTAGTAAATCCCATCTACCGCCGTAAGACAGTTAAAAGGATTTGCGGTACTATTTTTAATCAAAGGAGATGATAATTGTGGATAAAAAAGAAATTGTGAACATCTACAAAGCCATCAATCGAGTTTCAAACAGGCTGAATGAGATGTCTGAAAAGTTAGACATTGTGATGCGGATGCTTAATGCGGAATCTAATCGCAAGATTCTAATTAATGGTGATGGTATCGACGGTCTGGCTGAACTTGTATCAACGCATGATTCGGCTTTGGACGAACTGGCTACATTAGTTGCAACAATCGGAGGTAAGAATAATGGTTAAATTTTTCGAAGAGCGAGTAATCAATGGGCTAAAAAAATGGACAGATGTTCCTGAGCTGTGGAATAAGAAGGTAATTGAAAGACTTCAAAAGGATGGCTACGTACTGAATGAAGATGGGACAGTGGAAAGAGCAAGTTTACCACAGTAAACGCAATATGTGCAGGCAAAATTTAGGAGGGTTTTCGTATGACAAATAATCAAAAAGTAGTTCTTAGGAAGATTATTTACGCAGTTGAAACCGGTGGACAGGTTTATGGACAGCAGGATTATTCGGACTTTACGGAAGCCTACACCAATTCTTCTGAAGAACACGCAATTACAATCGGGGCAGGTCAGTGGTACGGAATCGAAGCAAAAACACTTCTGGAACGAATTTACGATGCTGACCCGGAACAGTGGGAGAAGATAGACAAGGTCAGACTTTTGGAGCAGGTCCAGACCGCAAACTGGGAATGTTTTAATATTTCCAGGGTATCACAGCTCGCAGATGTTATAGTTGCTCTTATTTCGTCCGATTTAGGCGTTAAATGCCAAGATAGCCTTATGGATGAACAATTAGCCACCTATGCAGAAGAAGCCTTTAAACAGGGCGTTACTGACGCCAGAGCACAAGCTATGTGCGTGAACTTTAGGCACCAAGGTGGACAAAGGGCAGTAACGAGGATTCTGGCAAAGGCCCAGAAACCATATACATTGGACAGTCTCTATGCAGCCTGCCAGACGGACACAGGAAATCAAGTCGGGGCATATAAGAGCAGACAGAGATTTGTTTATAATGCGCTGAAAACATATTTTCCAGAAAGTGAGGAGACAGGCATGAACGCAATTGATAAATTAATCCAAATCGCAAAGAATGAAATCGGATATCTTGAAAAGGCAAGTAATAGTCAGCTTGATAGTAAGACAGCAAATGCCGGAGAAAATAATTACACAAAATACTGGCGAGATATTAAGCCGGATTATCAAGGACAACCATGGTGTGCTGCATTCGTTTCGTGGTGTATGATGAAAGCATTCGGATTAGACACAGCAAAGAAACTTTTGAAGCACTGGCCATACGTTTACTGCCCGACAATGGCGGATTTGTTTACTTTGAACAGTAATCCAAAAGTCGGAGACATTGTTATTTTCTACAGAAACGGTACATTTACACACACCGGAATCGTAATAAAGGTATCAGGAGATCGGTTCTGGACAGTCGAAGGAAACACTTCTGGTGGCTCTACAATTATCGCAAATGGTGGTGGTGTATGTCAGAAAAGTTACTACAACAGTAACCTTCCCGGAACAAAATTCTGTACTCCAAATTACAGTTTAGTTAAAAATACAACGTCAGTTTCAGACTCAGATACAACCAAAAAGCAGAACACCAGAGCCTATATTGCACAGATCAAAAAGGACACAAAATGCTATACAAAATCAAACAAAAGCAGCCCGTCAAAGCTGTTTCCAAAACTGAAAAAAGGTGCAGTTGTAGAGGTGATGAAGTACACAGAAACTGACAGTTCAGGGCTGAAATGGTATTTTATCCGCATCCCGCATCCGGCAGAAGGGTTTGTTTTTGAATTTGTTCCAAAAGGAGCATTCACCAGAATCACAGAAATTTCTAAATGATTTTCCCGGGGAATTACCCCGGGAGTTTTATCTTTAAACATATTTTGTATCATTTCGGAAGTTTTAGACTGTTATCGTTAGTCACACGTTAGTCACAAATAAAAATATTGTTTCCTAATATAATAGTGCCAAAAACACTGTATTTATGGGCATTTGCGCAATTTTCTAAATTCTATTTGTTAGTCACAATCAATAAAATTAGAATAATGAAAATGAAATGTGGGAAATCCTTACAAAATCGCTGAAAACGTTGATTTTAATAGGGTTTCCGGCATTTCGATAATGGTATTTCGGTTGTTTTAGAAAGATTAAAATGGGTTCCGTTAGTCACAGTTAGTCACAAATGGAACTTTTATCTTTTCTATTTCTGTCCGGAGTTCTTCCAGTGTCCTGTGGCCGTATACCGCATTTGTGACATCTCCTCCAAAAGAGTGGCCGAGCATTCTCTTCCGGTCGTTCTCCCGGACGCCGTATTTTTCGCACAGGGCTGAAAAGGTGTGCCGGCAGTCGTGCGGCGTGTGTTTCGGATTGCCGACTATTCCCAAACGCTCCAGTGTAGGATAGAACAACGCTTTCCTGTGATGTTGCTGAGTATATACGCATAGTTTTCCATCTTGTGTCAGCACTTTCTGTTCGACAAAATGGTATACAGCAGGATGTATCGGGACGATTCTGTTCTTACCGGCTTTTGTTTTGATTCCACCTTGAAAGTATTTCTCTTCTAGGTTGGTCGTAAGTTTTAACACTTCGCCAATTCTCCAACCGGAGTAACACATAATAAGAATGAGCTGCACTTCTGGATCGTCAGTATTATTCCACAGCACTTGCATCTCCTGATCAGAAAATGGCGTTCCATGTTCGGTGTCATTATCAGCATTGACATGGACATATAACGCCTTATTTTCCGTTACAATTTCTGAGTAGACTGCATATTTGTACATCTGCTTGAACAGAGTCAAAATAGCCATCTGGCTTTGCTTTTTCAGCTTACAATCATCAATAACCTTTTGCATATCGGGAGCCTTTAAATCTTCGAATACGCGATTATGTAGAACAGTGCAGTTTGTATAAGCTGTCCGATACGCTTCCTTTGAACTGTATGACAGTTTTGTCCCCTCTGGGAACTTCCACGCATAAAACTGTTTATATACCTCTGAGAACGTCAATTTCTTGATTTCCGGGTGCTTTCCTTCGACACCCTTAATTGTATTGTAGTCAGCAATTAAGCGGTTCACAAGGGCGTCTATGTCCATTGTAGGAGATACCTCAAGAGTCCGTTCCATGCCGGGTTGGTACGTGCCGGCTTTGTATGCTGTCAGGACAGTGAAGCCTTTTATCCAGTCGTCTACGTAGCAGATCGCCGGCGGACGTTTTAGTTTACCATTATCGCCCAGTGTAGCTGGTGGATGCACTGCAAAGCAGTTTCTCCGGTTCTTGCCAAGATACCGAATAGAACCAAAGTTATTCGGCAGTTTTGGATATTTCTTTCTTTTCTTCGCCATTTTTATTCCTCTTTTCTTTATGTAGCTGTTTTTAGGTATAAAAATAACAGTCGAACAAATTTTCTGTCTTGTTCGACTGCTCCGAAGATGATACAATATGTTTGCCAGAATATTACATTTCTTCGGAGATGTATAAATGCCGTCCCGGTACGCCAATGCCAGGGCGGTTTTTTATTTAATTATGTGATTTCCAATTTACTCTCATTACAATTCCTACAATCCAATAAATTCCACCAGAACAAGCACCCAATATTAAAATCCAAAACCAACTTAAATACCATGGCATTTTCCGTTTTATATACGGTGTACCTGAACTCGCCGCTGAGGATGCAGAGGAAGATGCAGAATTATTAATGATGATGTCTCTGTTGTTAGAAGCCAACTGCTCTACTTGTTTTCCGCACTTTGGACACACTACACAGTCGTCGTCAATAAGTTCTCCGCAGTGCTTACAATATTTTTTCTTTTCATTCATGATAAACACCCTCCTGATATGTTTTCGCCACACTTCGCACTTTTTATGCGGATTATGTGTTTTGTACCGCTGATTTTGCAATATTATGTAAAGTACGGTTATTCGTGGTATTTTTATTTTATCATTTTAAGAGCATGTTGTAAAGATTTAGAACGAAATAGAGTGATTTAGATGAAAAAGAAATGTTTTAAGTGCTTTGTACTTCTATTAATAGTCTATAAGATATTATGTCTTGTATGTACCCCACAAAAGATAATTTCCAACAATAATCAGAAAGATATGCAGATAGTGCATTCGTATATGGTGTATCAGGACAATTCTGTTCAGAAGTATCCGCATACAGATGATGGCAGTGGAAAAGTCTGCAATCTCGCATTTTTATTCTGCGAAAGCATAATTCTCTTTGAGATTGTAAAGTTTGCCTATGAAATAACAAAAGTCCATGTGTATATTTGGCAGTTGCCAAGAGTCGGAATAGGTGGTATAATAGCAAAAGCGAACTAATGTTCGGTTCTATTTCCCACAAGCCGGACATATACTGTAGTGTAGGTGGTAGTTGTGACAGGGAGGGTTATTTATGGATTATAAGAAAGAGATTATTGAGATGATACAGAAAATACATAATGAATCAATGATAAAATTTATTTACGGATGCGTAAAAAGGGCTTATAAGGAAGAAAGGGCAGGAAAATGATTCCTACCCTTGTGTTTTAGAAAATAAACTTCTCAAAAAAATCACATAACAAATCTTTTTTATCGGGCGGCAGGTTATCGTATTCAAGAATTATTCTTTTGAAACGAGGGTCTGACTGCTCGATTTTTGTAACTACATCTCCAAATTCAATATCAGGGTCTTGATTCTCTTTTAAATCTGTCAAATCTGACATTCTTATTCGGAAATAATCGGCTAAGGCTCTAATCTTTCCGGTTCCTGGCATCGAATTACCTTTGCACCACATATTAAATGTAGATGCGTTTGTTCCAATGGCTTCAGCGATTTCCTTTTGCTGTTTCCCACTTCTTGAAATGTACTTATTAAGGTTATTCGAGAAGATCTTTTTCTGTTCTTCAGTTGTCATGGTTGTCATGATTCTTTTCCTCCTTACATTTTGTATTGTACATCATATTTATAAAAAATTCAATAGTTAATTCAATTATTTTGAATTTTGGTGTTGACAATTCAATACAGTTGAATTATAATAAGCTCAGAAGTTAAGAAAGGAGATGAGCAAATGCCAAAAATTTCATTAGAAGCTGTTCGAGTAAACGCAGGATGTAATCAGAAAGAATGGGCTGAAATATTCGGTATTTCCAATGCAACTGTAGTTAATTGGGAAAAAGGAAAAACAGAGCCGACATTATCACAGCTCAGAAAAATGAGTGAGCTTTCTGGAATTCCTATGGACTTTATTTTTGTGCCAAATAACTTCAATTAAATTGAATTAGAAAGGAGCATAAATGGACGCATTACAATTTAATAAAGCCGTCAGTCAGCACTGCAAAGAATCTGGTGGAGACTGTTGCAAATGTGACCTTCGGCTTTACTGTTACCTATCGCCAAGTGAGCGACCAGATGAGTTAGTGAGCCTGGTTATTGATTTTTTGCATAACCACATTGAAAACCATGGTCATTATACCCATCACAGTGTGGCTTCATTTCCGTGTATTGATGATATGGACATGAGCACCGCAGTAGGTGGCGACCGCTATCAGAAACCTCATACTCTTCACAAACAGTCACGTGTTTGTGAATCTTGTGGCAATGATACAGTCGTGTAATTGTTTCAACCATATAATTCCCCTTTCGTTATACTCGGCATGTCGGTGCCTGTAAATGCATTATAGGTAGAGGGGAAAGGAAATACAATAGGTTGAATAAAAATCGTATTAAGAGATAAAAGCAAAGTAAGGAGGTAAAAATATGAAACGCCATCCGATTATGGAATATGTGATTCCAGCAATTGTAGCAAGTGTGGCAACAACAGTTTTAATCCGTTTAGCGCTAGGGTGGTAAGAATTGAAGCAATAATGAAAGGAGTAAATATATGAGCGAAGTTGATGCTTACATCAAGGAAAATACAAGGAGGAAAACCAATCAATGAAAAAATTCGAACTGACAGCAGAGTCAAAAATCAACATCTTTAGAAAGAAGCTTTTCCGTATCAAGGCGCTTATATCATTTGGAGATGTAGAAGAGGGAGAAACTGGTGGGTGGATTGAGAAAGAGGAAAACCTTGAACAGTCCTCCGGCGATGCATGGGTCTACGGCAATGCAGAGGTCTATGGCAATGCAAGGGTCTCCGGCAATGCAAGGGTCTCCGGCAATGCAGAGGTCTCCGGCAATGCAGAGGTCTCCGGCGATGCAGAGGTCTCCGGCGATGCAGAGGTCTCCGGCAATGCAAGGGTCTCCGGCAATGCAGAGGTCTATGGCAATGCAAGGGTCTCCGGCAATGCAGAGGTCTCCGGCAATGCAGACTATACAACCATTCATGGTTTCGGCACTCAGTTCCGTACAACTACATTCTTTCAGTGCGAAGATAAGCAGATCAGAGTATCTTGCGGTTGTTTCTTAGGAACAATTCCAGAGTTCCGCGAACAGGTAAAAAATACCAGAGAGGGCAAAATTGCGGAAGAGTACCTTATGATTGCCGACCTGATGGAAAAGCATTTTGTAAAAGAAAAAGAAAGTGGTGAATAATTATGACCCCAGAAGAAGTAAACCTTTACGTCAAAGAAAATGCAGAAGTTCATCAGTTCGCTGCAGAGGTTGCAAGAATCATATCAGGCATCCCACAGATGCCGGAGTTCTCTTCAGAGAATATGACCGTAGCCGATGCAAGTCAATTGATCGGGCTTCCTATTACAGCAATCCGGGCAGGGATTGTGTACGGGTGGTTGCCGATTGGAGTGGCTGTGCAGAATAACAAGCCAGCAAAAAGCCTTTCCGGTGGACGAATTACATACATCATAAGCCCTAGGAAAGTCTATGAAGTGACTGGACATGTCTGGAAAGGTAAGGCTGCTCTTAATAAGTGAGTGCCCCGGAGGGAGATTGGACCTCCGCCCCGGAGCTTTGCACCACTAAAACACCTTAGTGGATAGATACATTATAGTTCTCTATCTGCTAATTGTAAAGACAAATAAGAAAAAATAAGGAGAAATTAGCAAGATATGAGTGAAATTAGAAACGAAAGCCAGCTTACATGGGCTGACATCGAAGTAGCACTTGCGACTGAAATTGTCGAAGAAAGCAAGAAAAAGTCAAAAAGATGGTTCACGGCATGGATTGTGACGGCTACCGCACTGGTAGCGAGCAACCTTGCGTGGATTCTGGGAGAAATGAAATAAAATGAAAGAGTATATGCTGATCGCCGCATGCATGCTCGCCGGGAAATATGTGGATATACCTATCTGGCTAAACATCTTTTTCGGTATCTCGGCAGCATGGGCAGTGCGCCAGATGGAAGCAGACTGGCAGTAGGAAATAAGGAGGATAAGAAGATGTTCGAGAAAGAGATTGATGAAATTTACGAACTCTGTAAAAGAGTTGTGAACGAAGTTCCGACAGCTAGTATTACGTTTGATTATTCAAGCTACGGTCTGAACGTAAGGGGAATTAAAAGAAAAGAAGACGTTGACCTTCCCGACGGCGAATTCGAGTGGGATTTGTACCAAAACGTATCTTTTAACCCATTTTATGAGAAAGAAAGTCGTGAAAGTCTCAGAATAATCAAAGCTTTCTTGTTGGAACTTCTGATAGATGGGAAGTGTCCAAATGAGTAAACAGATAGCGATTATGAAACTTCTTCCCAGTCTGGAGATAGCAGGATGTATCAACGAGCTGCTCAGAGAGCTTCAGTCCAGAGGTGATTACATTCTGGATTATGAAAACTGTGATATGTCTCTGGATCATGTGGAATACCACAAAGCCGAAGATATTGATGGAGAGAAGTTCGGAGATGCTTCAGACAACCTGTACTGTTTTTTCAAGGCGGTGTGAACATGGATGAGAGAATTAATGAAGTTCTGAGATTGATTGATATACAGCTTGCCACAGTCCCGGATAACCCCATTGAAGAATCATACAAGGCAAGAATGCTAGTAAACTATGTACAGGCTCTAAATGGGCTTTTAACGGCTCAGAAATCGTATAAGGAGGAAACGAATGAGTGAATTTGAAATCCGTATTCCGGCAAGAAAGAAACAACTGGTAACCGGAAAAGACAATCAGGTTGTAAAGGTTTCATCAGACGCATACAACGCACTGGTCGAAATCTATAACGAATCAACCTTATCAATGAAAGATATTGCAAGTTTGCTGATTATCGAGGGCAGTAAACATGTAGTTTATGACAAGGAGGAATAGCAATGGCAACACCCGTATTAATTATTGGAAAATCTGGTTCTGGCAAGAGTACCAGTCTTAGGAACTGCCAGAATGAACACTGGAATCTTATTAGAGTATTGAATAAACCGCTTCCGTTTAAAGGAAAGATTGACGGATGGTTTACAGATGATTACCAGCAGGTAATGAAGTGCCTGATCGCATCAAAAGCAGAGTCTATCGTAATTGATGATGCAGGGTATCTTATCACGAATCATTTTATGAAGGGACACGCTTCTGCTGGAAAAGGCAATGCAGTGTTCGCTCTGTACAATGATATTGGAGACTATTTCTGGAATCTTATCCAGTTCATTGTAACAAAAGTACCGCAGAATAAAATTGTTTACCTTATGATGCATGAGGAAAAAGATGACTCCGGGGAAGTAAAGCCTAAGACAATTGGTAAGCTTCTGGACGAAAAAGTTTGCATCGAGGGCATGTTTACCATCGTTCTTCGATGCATCGAAGAGAGTGGAAAGCACTTATTTGTCACTCAGTCCAGTCAGGGAGCGGTAAGTAAGTCCCCGATCGGGATGTTTGACAGTTTAACTATTGATAACGACCTTACAGAAGTTGACAAGGTTATCAGAGATTATTATGAATTAGGAGGAACAGACAATGCAGAAACCAAATAATTACGATACTACACAGGCAGCAGGAGAATTTGAACCGATTGCTCTTGGCGGGCACAAAATGGTAATTAAGCAGGTATTAGAGAAAAAAACACAGGGTGGACTTGATATGCTCGTTATCTTGTTTGATTTTGCAGAAGGAGACGAACAGGCGGGGTACTTTATGAAGCAGTTTGAAAATGATATCCGTCCAGACAAGAAATATCCGAATGCCGGCACTAACTATATGGTCATTGACGAGAGTGTAGAGTATGGCGTCCGTAATCTTAAAACTTTTATCACATGCGTAGAAAAGTCAAATCCGGGATTTGCCGTTAAGTGGGGCGATAATTTCGGGCAGCAGTTTAAGGGAAAACTGATCGGCGGCATCTTCCGTCTGGAGAGAGACTGGTACGACAATAAAGAAGTAAAACGTCACAAACTTGCATGGTTCCGCAGCGTGGAAGGAATCAAAGATGCAGATATTCCGGAAGAGCGTACCACAAAGGCCTATGACGATCATCTGAAGGAAGAAGCTATCATGGGAGCAAGTCCGGCAGGTACGGACTTTATGAGTATTCCGGATAGTGTACAGGAAGAACTTCCATTTAATTAAAAGGATGTGTTTTTAATGGTTATACAAGTGGACACAAGGGAACATAAATCAGAATGGGAACGGATTCAGAGTCAGTTTGATAGCCTTGGAGTGCAGTATTTTCGCTCTAAATTGTATTGCGGCGATTATCAATCGCTGGATAATGCAAAACTCTGTATTGACCGTAAAAAAGATTTGCAGGAGCTTTGTGGAAATGTCTGCCAACAGCATGAAAGGTTCAAAGCAGAGCTGATTAGGGCGCGTGAAGCAGGTATTCAGTTGATTATCCTATGTGAGCATGGACCAGATATTAAATCAGTTGGTGATGTATATTTCTGGGAGAATCCACGAAAACATAAAGTTATCTGGAAGACGGTAAACGGTAAGAGAGTAAAGACTGTAATCTCTGACAAGGCTGTTGATGGCTGCCAGTTGTATAAATCTCTCTGCACAATCAGAGATAGATACGGAGTCCGATTTAAATTCTGTACAAAAGAAGAAACCGGGCGGCAGATCGTGGAGCTGCTGTCATGACTAAGGAAGAAATCAAACAGTCAGTGAAAATGTCGGAAATTCTTTCCAGATACGGACTAAGGCCGAATAGAGCAGGATTTATATGTTGCCCTTTTCACAAGGAAAAGTCAGCGTCCTGCAAAATCTACGATGATTCCTTTTACTGTTTCGGCTGTGGAACTGGCGGTGATGTGTTTGATTTTGTGATGCAATACGAATCCGTCCCTTTTAGTACGGCGTTTATTGAGCTGGGTGGCACTTATATATCAAAAAAAGGTAAAAGCCGCAACCAGATCAGACATGAAATGCGAGATATTAAATCAAAAAAACACAACCCTGTTCAGGATCCTAATGAGATTGAGCAGGTAGAAAAGAACATACTTATGTACGAAACAGCACTAAAAACGTTCCCTCCTGATTCAGAAGAGTGGTATATGTGCCAGTTTAATCTTGAGAAAGAAAAAAGCAGATACGAAATGTTATCAGCTAAGTCAGGAGGTGAGAAAAATCCTTGAAAATATTGAAAACTTACAGGCACAAGACTTTATGGAAAAGCAGTTGTATGAAGAGCTTTTTTCAGTAAAAAGTAAAATTGACCGCTCAGAAATCAAGTTTAAGCTGATGGACCGGGCAAAAAGTGTGAAAGCGAAGCATATAGCAGAAGAGTTCATAAAGGAATTCCAGAAAGCAGAACAGGAAAAGGAAAAAGAAGAAAAAGTAAATCGTTCTATGCAGTTAGTTGAAAACATCACAAACTTTTATCCTGATTCTGTTGATAAGGAATATCCTAACATGGCTTGTGGTAGCTGGATAGCTACAGAGAACGGAATATTTTCCTCTGAAACATCTAAGGCAAGAGAACTTGTATGTCACCACCCGATCATGCCGATACGTCGTCTAAAAAACATCGAGACAGGAGAGGAACAGATCACGGTGGCTTTTAAAAGGGATGGATATTGGACAGAAATAACTGTTCCAAAAATTGACATTGTGACTTCCAGGGCAATAACTAATCTTGCAAGGTTCGGGGTGCAGGTCAACTCAGAGAATGCAAGGCTTCTCGTAAAGTATCTGGCGGATGTTGAAATGTACAATGCCGATATGATCGACATACAGCACTCTACAAGCAAACTGGGGTGGCATGGTAATACATTTGTCCCTTACGACCTTTCAATCGTTTTTGACGGTGAATACCGCTTTAAAACGCTATTCCAAAGTATACAGGAAAGTGGAGACTACTTCAAGTGGGTGACTCTGACTAAGCAGCTACGATCATGCGGACGATTGGAACCGCGAATAGCACTGGCAGCATCTTTTGCGAGTGTTCTTATACAGCCGCTTGATGCGCTACCGTTCATCGTAGATTTCTATGGGCAGACAGGAGGCGGAAAGACGGTAACAATCAATATAGCGGCATCGGTTTGGGGGAATCCGGCACCGGGAGCCTACGTTGGGAATTTTCGTTCAACAGATACATCATTGGAGACAAGGGCAGATATGCTCAATAACTTTCCGATGATTCTGGACGACTCGAAGAATGCTTCTCAGTATATCCGGGATAACTACGAAACATTGATTTACAATCTCTGTTCTGGCAAAGGAAAAGCACGTTCAAATAAGGACCTCGGAGCAGCTAAGGAAAATACATGGAGTAATGTGACTATTTGCAACGGTGAGAACCCTATTTCGGAATTTGCAGATTCCGGCGGAGCTATCAACAGAATTATTGAAATTGAATGTTGTGAGGATATTTACGAGAATCCAGCAGAGATTAACGGCATTGTCGTGAAGAACTACGGCTTTGCTGGAAGAGTGTTCGTTGGAAATCTCAAACAGTTCACATCGGATGATCTGAAAGAAATGAAAGCCGAAATTGAGAAAGGTTTTGACGGATATGACTTTCCAGCAAAGCAGGTAATGGCAATATCTACACTTCTGCTGGCTGACAAATTAGCTACAGATTTCATATTTAAGGATGGACGTGAGCTGACGGTCGAGGACGTTGTAGACATACCTACACGCAAGAAAGATGTATCAGAAGGTCAGAGATGCTATGAATTCATTCTTGAAAGTCTCTCAGTGTACGGACAGCACTTTGATGCGCAATTTAGCTGTGATCAGTGGGGATTCAAGGAAACGCCAGATGAATATGGAGATGTATATGTATATTTTTATCCGAAACCTCTTGAAAACCTTTTGAAGAACAATGGATTCTCCAGAAAAGCCTTTTCGGCCTGGGCGATTAATCGAGAGTTAATCAAGCACACAGGAAAAAGAGATACGGTACTAAAAAGAGACGGTGGAAGTGTAATGAGGCTTATTGCGGTAAAGATTGTTGATATAAAAAGTCTTGAAAACGAGCAAGAAAATGAGGTTATTGAAACTGGTTTTCTGCCAGCTGATGCCGAAACAAATGTTCCGTTTTCGTAATTTGTAACCATGTAACCGTTGTAACACGAAAAAAAACATCCTATAGGAGAAAGTTTGAGAGTGTATAAAAAACATATACTCTAGTGATTCTCCTATATAAAAACCTTGGTTACATTGGTTACACGGTTACATATCTCTGAAACCCGCATAAAATAAGGGTTTTTTGCGTAACCAATAGGTTGAAAAAGTCGGTTACACATGGGTTACAAAATTAAAAAGCATATACAATTAGATTTAATATGACAAAATTAATTGAATATTGTAAAAATATTTAGTTGACATAATTATTACAAGGAGTGGTTACAAAATGAAAAAAGACGATCTCAATAAAAAGCAGAGATATGCATTAGATACGATGCTGTCTGGCAGTAATGTTTTTCTGACAGGTGACGCAGGAACAGGCAAGACAACGGTTATCCAAACGTTCATCGATGAGGCGGAAAAAGCTGGTAAAAATATTCTGGTATCCGCCACTACTGGAATTGCAGCGGATAATATCGGATATGGGGCAACTACCGTACACCGAGCATTGAATATTTCAATTAAATTTGAGGACTATAAGAAAAAGGTGAAATCCAGAGCTGAACTTCTGAAAGAAGCAGATGTTCTTATCATTGATGAAATCAGCATGTGCCGGTTCGATTTGTTCAATATGATTGCAAAGACGATCATCACGGAGAATGAAGAGAGAGCAGTTGACAGACTTCTAATCGGAGAGGACAAAGAAGACATTCAGTTAATCGTGATAGGCGATTTCTACCAGCTTCCCCCAGTTATCACGACAGACGATCGAAAAATTCTCTGTCGGATGTATGGATCTGATTATGGAAAGGGTGGAAAGTATGAACATGGATATGCTTTCATGTCTGAATACTGGAAAGAAATGGGATTTGAATATATCAAACTTGATGAGGTATGCAGGCAGAATGATGAGGGATTTAAGTATGTGCTGAATGATATTAAATATGGCAACAATATTAGAAAATCCATTGCATATCTGGAGAACAACGAATCAGACAAAGTTATACCGGAAGCGCCGTTCTTGGTTGGCACTAATGCAGAAGCTGACAGAATTAACAATACTTTCCTTGGCAAGTTGGATAAAAAGACCGAAAAAGTGTTTCATGCAGCAGTTGACGGCGAGCTAACATCTGCCGATATTAAGAACATTGCATTTGCCAGAGAGGACTTAATTCTTAACATCGGTGCAAAAGTGATGATTACAGTCAATGATTTGTCTGGAAACTACGTTAATGGAACGATTGGCATCATTCAGAAAATTGTGGAAAACGGAGAATTTGAAGAATCTTATCTGGTTATCAAAACTGATAAGGGCAAAACAGTTAGCTTATATAGATACAATAAAGACATTGAGAAACAGGTTATTGAGGAATCCGAACAAGAAAAGGATGGTCAGAAGATCGTGAAAGAGAAGATTGTCCGTAAGAAAGTAGGCTCTTTCTCTCAGTTCCCGGTAAAACTTGCCTGGGCAATCAGCATTCATAAATCACAGGGACAGACATTTGAAAAAATCAACATTGACCCTTGCTGTTGGGATCCTGGACAGTTCTATGTGGCTGTTTCCCGGGCTAAATCAGCTAACGGCATACATTTTATCAGGCCGATAAAACAGAGCTATATAAAGGCGTTTAGCAAGGATAACGAGCGACTTCTTGAACAGAGTTTTGAGGTAGAAGAAGGTGCGTAAGTATGAGAGTGACGCATGAGCAGATACCGAACACCATAAAGTTTTTACAGATTGACTTTCCGGCACTGGTCCTCCAGACTGCCGGAATTGAGGCAAAAGATGAATACTGGCAGCAGGTAGTTGAACAGGTCCATGTTGTATCTGAAAAATATAACAAAAATGGATTTGTAGATCACATGCTTGTTGCTTATTCGAATTATCTTTCCAAGATGTTTAATAAGGCAAAAGAATTGGAAAAGGAGAATCAAAATGCCGTACAACACAAAGAATAGATACGAACAGGGACAGGCTCTCAGAAAAGAAATATATATGTATATCGTCAGTTATATTAAACTGGTTGGATATGCACCGTCGATTACGGAGATTTCTGAAAAGGTAGATGCCGGGAGAGCTACGGTCTGGAAACATATCAATCAGTTGATTGATGATGGTTTACTCAGAACAAACCACCCCAGTACCGACAGGGCATATACTCCAGTTGGGTACGGAATAAGAAAGATAAACAAGGAGATAAAATGAAACTTTATGACATTGTTACAGCAGATGGTGAATTTGTAGAGCCCTTGACGCAAAGAGAAATTATGAATAAATTCGGACTTACAAAATACAGATTCCGTACATTCTTGGATAACAGCTATCTGATTGACGGCAAATATTGGATAGATGACTCTGCCGAAGATATGCAGGTGACCAGAAACGGATGTCGGAAGATGTTAAAACAGTTTGATGCTTTAACAGAAAACATAAGGAGGGCTGTTGGATGGGAAAGTTAAAAATCAAGCAGAAAAAGAAAGCATTCATTCCGTATACGAATCAGCAGGCTCATATGTTTGCGCAGTCTATCCAGAACTGCCAGAAAGAATTAAAAGAGATGGAGATGAAAGCCTTTGATGATGGGTTCGAGGATGGAAAGAACTGGTCTGACGTGCTGAATTTTGTAATTTTGTTCTATGTAATGCACGAATTGCATGGATGGGGATGGAAACGCTACATGAAGTCCGTAAAAAGAATTAATAACTACATCAATGATATTAATTCTGGGAAAACATCATTGTCTGAAATGGTTGATGATTTGGAAAAGAAGCATCACATTCAGATTTGTGATGATTATAAGGAGCTGATTGAGAGATATGGAGCGTAAAGCTGCGCCGGTGATTTATTTACAGAATAACGGGCAGGTACTTACATGGGGAAAGTGAGGATGACAAGAGGATGGTAATAGGAAAATTAAATCCGATAAATAAAGATGATTTAAAAGTCGGAGACGTGGTTGGAGTTGCAAGAGAAGTACGGTGCGGATGGGGAACAAATTTTAGACACGTCATGGTGTATCCGGCAAAGATTGTACGCATAACTCCTAAACGAACCAAAATTGAAACCGACATTGGAGAATGCGATAAACATGAAGTGTTATACAAATACGATTCCGAAGCCATAAAAGAAAGCGAAATGGCAAAGAAATTTAAGGAAATCAAAGATGGTGTATATGCCATTGAAGATTTTAAGTCGAGCCGTGGACTGAGAGTAATTAAAGACGAAGATTTAGATGCACTGTCAGAGCACATTAATGCAATTGTAGAAGTTTTGAAAAGATATGGAAAGTGAGGACACAATGACAGAACAGGAAAAGAAGGAACTTTTAGATGAACTAGAAAAACGTATGGATGAGAAATACAAAGGTTGTCCGGGATATAATACGTTGAGCCTAATGCTGAGAGGAAGTGAAGTAAATGAGTAAATCAGTATTAGTGATAGATACACCGGAGAATTGCTATGATTGCCCGTTCGGAACTTCATACTGCGGTGAACTTGAATATGTGGGTTATTGTGAATTAGCTGATTGTTTAGATTATGATGTAATTCTGATGACAGAAGAACATTATGATTACGAAAGCAAATCAAGACCTAAATGGTGTCCATTGAAGCCATTGCCGGAGAAAAAAGAGTATATCGTTCCGAATGACAATGTAGAATCACAAAAAGATATTATTGCGGTTGGTTGGAATGCCTGCTTGAGAGAAATTACAGAAACAAGCGATGAAAACAAGCGATAAAAAGTAAGCGATAAGAGGTGGAGAAATGAATAATAAACCTACACCAGACATAACGCCAAATCTTGCTATATCAGCATACCACGTACTACGGCAATATTGTACTGGACAGCCAGTGGATTGCAAAGGCTGCGGATTCTACGAGCACTGTCCAGAATGTTTTCAAGGCATACCATGTGACTGGAACTTAAATGAAGAAGGTGAAATAAATGAAACTGAGAAAGGCAACATTGAGTGATTACGGAGTACCACCGGACGATATACCGACATTACAAAGCCACTTGCGGAATCTTAACGAGAGCGACAAATACAATCTGTTACAGGTATCTATCAAATATGCACCCGGCATCGAATCACAAATCTATGACAGTATCGTCAACAGCATCGGCTATCGGACAATGGAGAAGATTAGGACGGTTCCTGCAACGGAGAACGACTTCTATGGCTACAAACGTAAGGTCATGGCGGAATATTATCATTTAGCTAAGCTGATTGGCAGACTTTAAAAAACTTAAAAATTTATAAAAGTGGTAGAGAGCTAAATCTCCCCAGTGTGGTATTATATTTGTATATAACTGCTATACTGGGGATTTTTTTGAATTCAGAAAGGATATGATTGGATGTTGATAGGATGGCAAATGAGAAAAATTTAATACCGAATTCTGAACGAACTCCGAGCGAACTTCGAGAAATGACCAGAAAAGGCGGTATTGCATCAGGCCAGGCACGTCGTCAAAAGAAAACCCTTTCTGAATTAGCAAAAATGATAGCTGAGAACCCCGCCCCGACTGCTGCAAAGAAGAAGCTCACAAAGATGGGAATATCTGATGAGGATGCAAATAATAACGCCTGCATTGTAGCTGCTGTATACGATAAAGCTATCAAAGGAAATATGCAGGCAGTGGATAAATGGGAGCAGTTAGTAGCTGTATCAAAATCAGACGAAAGCAAATACGAACTTCCTGCCAGAGTACTCGGCAAGGCATTCGTGGACATTAACCGGCAAATCAAGCCTAATATCGAATATGTATTCGAGGGCGGTCGAGGTGGTCTGAAATCTTCATTCGTAGCTTTTAAGATTGTTGAGCTTATCAAGAATAATCCTCAGATGCACGCCTGCATTACAAGACAGGTGGCCGGTACTCTGAAAGATTCTGTATATGCTAACATGAAATGGGCTATCAACGAACTGGGACTGATGGAAGAATTTGAATGCAAGGTGTCACCACTCGAGATCAAGTATATTAAGACTGGACAGACAATATACTTCCGTGGTCTGGACGATGAAACCAAACTGAAATCCATTAAGCCGGAGTTTGGATATATTGGAATCCTCTGGAAAGAAGAAAAAGATCAAATGAAGGGAGATGCTCAGGAACGCTCTGTTAATCAGTCAGTGCTTCGTGGTGGTGATGAATCCTATGATTTTTCATCATACAACCCACCAAAATCAAAATCAAACTGGGTAAATAGGATTAAGCTCACACCTAACCCAAAAAGAGTTATTCATCATTCAAGTTATCTGGAAGCCCCGGCAGAGTGGCTAGGTCAGAAATTCCTTAATGATGCAGAGCACTTAAAGGAAGTCAATCCAGAAGCATATGAGCATGAATACCTGGGTGTCCCAAATGGTGACGGCGGAAACGTATTTGAATATCTCGAAATCAGAGATATTACAGACGAAGAGATCAGCCACATGGACCGCATTTTCGCTGGTGTAGATTATGGATGGTACCCGGATGCCTTCTGCTATCTCCGAACTTATTATGATTCTGCCAGAGAGAAGATATATCTGATTGACGAGCTGTATGTAAATAAATGGAGCAACTCTAAGACTGCTGATTGGATCAAGAAAAAAGGCTATGACGATTACACAATGATATGTGATTCTGCGGAACCTAAGTCTGTGAATGACTTCCGGGATGCCGGACTTCCTGCAAGAGGAGCAATCAAAGGACCGGGAAGTATCGAGTATGGTTTCAAATTCTTACAGACAAAGACTATAGTCATTGACCCGAAGCGAACACCGAACGCATATAAAGAAATCACAGAATATGAGTACGATCGGGACAAAGAGGGAAATGTAATAAGTGGTTATCCTGACGGAGATGATCATGCAATCTCGGCACTTAGATATGCTTATGAGCCGTTATTTAACAGAAGGGGGAATAGTGCATAATGAGTAGAATAGGAACAGAACTACCGAAAGAGTATTCAGACAGATTTGACAAATTACGCCAGAATCGAGTAGAAGTCAGCTTTTACAAATATGGCGCAGCAGCAGACAACTTCGGAATGAAATTAGTAGATGCACTTGAATCACACGATATGTGCATTAAAAAATATAAAGAAACTGGAAATACAGAATATCTTTGTGATGCAGCAAATTATCTCATGTTTGAATTTATGTATCCACAGATTCCAAATGCATTTTTCAAAGCAACAGATAGCGGAGAGAGTGCCGGAGTTGCCGGAACACCAATAAATCAGCTAAAAGAAAAATGGTGACTAAATGGGACTTATAACAACACTAAAAAGGTGGTTTAACATGATATTCAAAAAACAAGCCGAAGAGGATTTTAATATCCAGGCAGCAGAATTTCCAGAGATGGAATCACTGATTAACCGGTGTGCGAACATCTATAGGGGCGTACCGGAATGGTTAGATGATAAGAATAATATCAAGACGATTAATTTCGCTAAATCTGTCTGCTCAGAGACAGCACGGCTCGCAACGCTGGCGATCGGCATTCAGATAGATGGTTCCGCAAGGGCTACGTGGTTACAGGAACAAATCGACAAGGTATATTTCCAGATACGCCACTGGGTAGAATATGGTTGTGCTTACGGAACAGTATTTATCAAGCCAAACGGCGAGAGCCTTGACGTATTTACACCAGCAGACGTGATGATTGTGGATTATGACAATCAGGAAATCAAAGGGATTATATTTAAGGATTCTTATACTGTTGGACGGAAATACTATACACGGCTTGAATATCACAGGTTTATTGAGACTACAATAGATGGTGTGACAACCTATCCGTACTACGTTTCTAACAGAGCCTATGTATCAAAATCCCCTCAGTCAATCGGAGATAAGATTGACCTTAAACAGACTAAATGGGCTGACCTCATGGCAGACACGCCACCAATACTCAAGGCAAACGGCGAGAAGCTGGACGGACCGTTGTATGGAGTGCTGCGGACGCCACAAGCGAACAATGTAGATATTAGCACACCACTTGGACTTCCGATATTTGCTGAAGCCATTGAAGAGTTAAAAGATCTCGACATTGCATACAGCCGCAATGCCGGAGAAATTTTTGATTCTCAGAAGATTGTTCTGGCGGATGATAGACTGCTGATGCCAAGCGGTACACCTGTATCAGCCATGTCACCACAGGGCATGGAGAACAGACGGAATGAGATGAGGTTACCGCACTTTGTTAAGAATGTATTCGGACAGGACGCGAAAGAATTCTATCAGGAGATCAATCCACAGCTCAACACGGATACTCGTATAAGCGGCATAAATGCCCTTTTAAGCCAGTTAGGATATAAGATTGGATTCTCCAATGGGTACTTTGTTTTTAACGAATCTAGCGGTATTCAGACGGCTACGGGAGTAGAAGCAGAACAGCAGAGGACAGTGCAGTTCATCAAAGATGTAAGGGATAAACTGGAATCCTGTCTGGACGAAGTAATCTATGCATTGAACGTTTACGCTGACTTGTACGGGCTTGCACCTGTTGGAGCTTATGAAGTTAATTATGACTTCGGAGATATCCTGTATGTGCGTGAAAACGATCGTGCAAGATGGTGGCAGTATGTGACCACTGGCAAGGTTCCGGCATGGCTGTATTTCGTGAAGTTTGAAGGAATGACGAAAGACGAGGCAGTAGCAATGGTCAAAGAAGCTCAGCCAGACGAGCCAACATTATTCGGAGAGGAGTAAAAAGATGGCAGATAAACCAGTGACAAGAGAAGAAAAGTATCTTGCGTACTTGACGGGTGATTATACGGGTGAAATTCCGAAGCCAATCACAAGAAAAGAGAAATATTTATACGAATTATGCTTAAAAGGAATTGGTGGGGAGATTTCGCCGGAAGAAATCAAGAACGCAGTAAATGAGTACCTTGAAAAGAATCCAGTCAAGCCCGGAGCCACGACGGAACAGGCGCAGCAGATTGAGCAGAACAAGACGGACGTTGCGTCGTTGAAAGAGGAAACTGGTTCGCTGAAGGAAGATATAGGTTATGTAACAGAAACAATATATGGTGATAATTTTTTAAAAACACTTGAGACTGTCAAAACCGAATTATACTATGCAAAGCATACTTGGTTCATTCCACTTAATTTATATAGCCAAGGTGACACAATGTTGTTTTATTTCCCGACACTATCAGATGGCTCGTATCAAACATATTTATGTGACGAAAGTAAGACCGCTGTACAGGATATTAATGTTGTGGTTAAGGAACATTATTCAACGGTTGTATATCCAAAGTTTGGAAAACAATATGCGTATCTCCGTATGTATGCTAAAAAATCGTCCGATGTATGTTATATTAAAAAAATGAGTTTAACAATATTAAGTGTTATTGATGGGTTTACACAAAAAAATATACATTCATTGCTTGTTGACAATACCGGGAATACAGACGTGTCTAGGGATGTGCAAATGCTTATAAATAAATTGGAAGTGGACGATGTTGAGATTTATTTTCCAAAAGGGAAGTATCTCTTTTCTAATACTATTAATCATAAAAAGGGAAATATAACTTTTAGATGTGCAGATGGTGTAGAAATGATTATTAATTCCAGCCCGGTTTATACAACATTTAACATATCTGGGGCGGATATTCCACCTTATTCTTTAGGCACATTTAAAATAATCGGCGGCCATTGGACAACTACAAGATCTTTTGATGTTTCTGGAGACAGTATAAGCACAGGTTTTCAATTAACAAAAATGGGTGGCGTGACTATTATAAATGCTACTTTTGACGAATTAATGCAGAACAATCACCTATTTGATATATCAGGAACAAAAAATATATTAATACAAGGATGTACATTCAGAGGTACATTTTTTAATCCATCACAAAAACCGAATAAGTACGGAAATTTTGAAATGATACAAATTGACCTAGCAAGCGGAATTAATCTATCTATTTGTACCGAAAACGGGCATAACGAGTGTACAAAAAATGTTGTTATAAAGGATTGCGTGTTTGAGCCAAGTGGAAAAGATAATTGTTACTTATACAGACCAGTAGGAATGCATTTTGGTGGAACTTTGATTAATAATGTGGTTGACTGGTACGATAATATAAAAATCGAAAACAACATTTTCCACAATGTTTTAGGACGGGCGATAGAAGTTTCTTGTGCAAGAAATGTATCAGTCAAGGGGAATATTTTCAAACAGGAGACGGAAATAATTGATGGAATAATAAAATGTGGAAGTGTAAGATGGGGTAATACTGCTACATGGGCAACGTTTAACGGTATTTCTGATAAACAACGATATAATTGTATGAATATCAGTATTCTCGACAATATGCTTAGTTGTAGTGTAGATTCTGATGAAATGTTTATAGATGCATTCCCAGTATTAGATACATCTAGTATGTATGTTAATTCGTCTGGCAGTCCTTTAACAAAAATGGCAAAGAATGTAACTATCAAAGGCAATACTGGTGATTTGAATATAAGAGCCAATAATATCCATATGTTGAACATCAATAATAATGATGTTCCAAATGTGTATACTGACAACTTTAGTTAACCAGCAAAAACCAAAAACATGTACCACGACTTTTATCGAAAGAGGTGATATACTATACTTAGTCCAGAATATTTACGCCGGATAACAGAGGGCAGTGAACAGATCGCCGAAGAACTACATCAGTATATCATCTCTGAGATCGTGTCACGGATGATGGCAAGAATCGGCAGAGGTGAGGACTATATTCTGACCAATGCCGATGCGTGGAGAATCAGAACACTACAGGAATCCGGTGAACTGTTAGAGGACATTCTGACAGAACTATCCAGATACACCAAACGCGAACAGCAGGAACTTCTTGAAGCGTTTGAAGATGCCGGAATCACTGCAATGAACTACGATGACAAGATATACAAGGCGGCAGGATTAAGCCCTGTACCGCTCGAACAGTCCCCGGCTATGATAAGGCTCATGGAGCGAAATATGCTTGCAACTATGGGCGAATGGAAGAACTTTACAAGAACAACCGCAAGTGCCGCTCAGAGACTCTATATTGAGCAATGCGACCTTGCATATAACCATGTGATGACAGGGGCGGTCGGGTATACGCAAGCCATCAAAGAGGCAGTTAATAACGTTGTGAGCGATGGTATTACCGTCACATATCCATCTGGCAGAAAAGACACAATCGAAACCGCAGTTGCACGTTCTGTCAGAACTGGTGTGGCTCAGGCTACGGGAGATATATCTCTCAAACGCATGGAAGAAATGGACTGGGATTTAGTTCTGGTCAGTGCACACATAGGAGCCAGAACAGGTGACGGCGGCGAGAATCCGGGAAATCACTCGTTTTGGCAAGGCAAGATATACTCTCGTTCTGGCAAGAGTAAGAAATTTCCACCATTCTCATTGACTGGATATGGAACGGCAAGCGGACTGTCAGGAGTCAACTGTCGGCATAGTTTTGGAGCCAGTGATGGGGAATTTAATCCTTATGTAGAACTATCAGCACAGGATAAAACTGACAAAGGCAAACAGTACGAAAAGGAACAGCGGCAACGTACTTATGAACGGAGAATCAGAAAGACAAAGAGAGAAGTTCTCGGAATGCAAGCGGCGGTTGATAACTGTAAGGACGAACAGACAAGATTTGCGCTCCAACAAGACCTTGACCGGAAGTCTTATCTTTTGCAGAAACAAAATGCTGCATACAAAGATTATTGCAAACGGAATGACCTGAGGGAACTACAAGACCGGCTTATGATTGCTAAGTGGAACCGCCAGAACGCCGCAAAAGCCAGAGGAGCGGCAAAGAGATATAAAACAGCAAAGGGGATTGACTGATGGATAGATGGGAGTATTACAATCCGAATCCTGCCGGGAATCGAGTCGGAGATTGTGCTGTCCGGGCAATATGTAAAGCAACCGGGTTCGACTGGGAAACAGTATTCGCCGGATTAATGATACAGGCGTGTGCTCTGTCGGATATGCCATCAGCTAATTACGTTTGGGGCGCGTATCTCTATAAACGTGGGTACAGACGTAAGCTAATTGAACAGTCAGAACGATATATCTATACAGTCAACGACTTTTGCGCAGACCATCCGACAGGCACATACATCCTCTGCATAGACGGTCATGTAGTGACGGTACAAGATGGCAAATATTTTGACACATGGGATTCCGGTAATGAGATTCCGGTATATTACTGGGAAAAGGAGAATAAATGAGCATATCAGAATTTGTACAGATTTTCCTCTCTATCTGTGGAGGGGTGTCTATTGTCGGAGGCGCGGCAGCCGTAATTTTTAAATGGATTACTCCGGCATTTCGACTTAATAAGCGAGTAGAGATACTGGAAGAGCATGATAGACGAGATTATGAAAGTCTTCGGAGAATCGCAGAACGAGATTCATTAATTCTGGAAGTGTTATCAACCATGCTAGACAGTCAGATCAGCGGAAACAACGTCGAGGAGTTAAAAAAAACAAAGCAGAAGCTCACGGAGTATCTTGCACAGAATCAGCGTTAATTGCATTAATAAGGGGTATGCTCATGAAATTATATGTGTTCACTAAGAAAGATATAGACAGGTTCTTGTTAGAGTGTAATTTCACACCGGACGAAGAAAGATTGTTCCGGCTGAGATGTCAGGAACACACTCTTGAATACTGTGCTGAACAGATGAATGTGAGTATATCCACGGCGAAACGGTTAAGCCGCCGGGTAAATAATAAAATAATTAAAGTGTGTTAAGACGACAATAAAGCCCCCGGGATTATCTCTCAGGGGCTTATTTTTATTCTGATTTTATTTGTTCTTCGTATTTTTTTATGAGCCATTCCGGGACCGGTTCGTCTCCGTCGTCACCCCTGTATTTGATCGGGTCAATATTGTTTGTGAAACACCACTCCCAGCTGTTATAATCGTCGCCGTCTTTTGATACGATGTAGAATATATCATATTCGCCATCCACAAATGCTATCGTATCTGTTGCATTCATTGTGTACAGCATGATATACATGTTTCTCCTGTATGCGTACGCCATTTCTAGCGGCGAATCTTCACCGCCCAGAAATTCCATGAACATTTCAACGTCGGAAGATTCTTTCGACAATTTGTTATAATAATCGTAGACTTTTTCATCCCATCCGTCCGGGAAAAGTTTACGATCTTTTATTTTCTCGTTATCTTCTTTGGCCATATTGTAAATAGTTTCAAGTTTTACTCTCTTAATCATTTTCTTACCTCCGTTTTATTTCCAACGCCTTACAATGTCCCCATCGTAATGATCAGGCGCGTCTTCGTCTGGGTTGACGCTTTCCAGAACGTAAAATTCTGTTCGGTGTTTCTGGTCACATCTTGTCAGGTGTTCCCATTGTCCCTCCGCTTCCTGCAGAGCTTCTTCTTTACTTTCAAATTCGGCGGTGAAACAATCACCGTCTTTATAATCCATTAGTATATATTTCATTTTTTCTCCTTTAGCTTAAAATGCCCGAGCATATGAAATAAAATTTTGTTCGGCGGTTTCGTCAACGAGTTCCACCGGGATTCTCACCCAGTTTTCATCCAGAGAACTTATAAAATTCTCTTTCTGGGCCTCTGTGCCGCACAACCAATCCGCTGTAACTTTGGCACATCCGAAGTTTTCGGAATTGTTCCGCGCCACCTGTTTTAATTCAAATTTTTTCATCTTTTTTCCTCCTTGACTTGTAAGTTTTTAGCAGTTTTATTTTGAATCTTCCAAGACAGCTCGCTCTAACAGCTGTCTCACATAATCCGGGCATTTGCTTTTTCCGGATTCCCAGTTTTCAAGTGTCCTGAGCGGTATGTTGTACTGCTTCGAGAACTCTGAACGTGATTGGTCAAGCAATGCGCGCATTTCAGCTACTTGCATTTTTTGTTCCTGCAAAATAATACGAATATTATTGTCAAAGGTTACATCTCCAACACCATGTTGGTATTTTGAACACTTACAGGGGAGAACAAGTGTTATATGCTTTTCTGCACAGTTTGCGTATTCGTATACATGCTCTTCGATAATAACATGTTCCGGATATTCAATGACCTTAACACCACTTCCGGAAAATACATCCGCAAATACAGTGATAAGATTATCGGCTGCTTCCTGTAGAGTTTCGCCGCGGAACTCAAAGAATCCGCCGGAACCGCCGCCATGTTTGTAGCAGCTTCCGTAATTTCTTAATTCAGACATCTGCCCGTCATCAACTCTAATTGTCCATCTTCCCATTTTACTTTCCTCCTAGAATTCATAATTAGCAACAAAATGTTTCATTGTTTCAACGAAATCGCCCTTCGAAAACTCGGTTTCAATTGAGTTGTTGTTGTTCAAATCAATATATCCAACAGCACGTCCCTTATAGTCATTTGCATACACTCTTTTATGACCGTTCTTTTCCCACAACTTAAATGTAAGATAGTTGCTTTCATCGTCATTTTCTTTTCCACAATTTGGATTACATACGCCGTTTGCATCAACGATAGCAACTTTTGCGCGGCGTTCAAATTTGATCATTGTGCGTTTCGCCTCCTCCCATGCTTTCTTAAGACCGGAGGAAATTGTCATTGCAGACTTTTTAACCAGTTCCCATGCTCTTTTCATGATTTTTGATAAGTTGTATTTTTTCATTTCTGTTTCCTCCGTTCCTTTGATGATTATATAATACCACCAATCTGGTGGTATGTCAATACTTTTTCGATACTTTTTTGAACTTTTTAGATTGATACATCTATGCAAAAATATAATCAGAAAGGTGGTGCATAAGATGGCATTATATAACAATCCTTATCAATATAGTT